CTAAAAAAGCAAATGCAAAAGCAAAAGCAAATGCTGCTAAAAAAGCAAATGCAAAAGCAAAAGCAAATGCAAAAGCAAAAGCAAATGCTGCTAAAAAAGCAAATGCAAAAGCAAAAGCAAATGCAAAAGCAAAAGCAAATGCAAAAGCAAAAGCAAATGCAAAAGCAAAAGTAAATGCTGCTAAAAAAGCAAATGCTGCTAAAAAAGCGAAAGCTGCTAAAAAAGCAAAAGCAAAAAAAGCAAAAAAATAATATTATTTAGAGTTATTTACAATAATTATAAATAATGATGAATTCCTGTAAAACACTAACTTGGTCAGATACTTAAAATCACCTTAGCAAAAATATATTCGATTATTTAATCATTTTGAAAAGTTTTTTCATTTGTCTTTTTGCCAATTTTGGATTAGCCACATACAACTGATTGAAATAATTTACATAACTGCTATAACACAGTTTAGCACTTCCGCCGAATTGTGCAGAACTATTCCCCCCCGCCTGAATTACAGTTCTTGTTAAATTGGTGTTGCCAATTTTAAAAAAACTACTAACATCGGCAAACTTATCTGTTTCAGTCATTACTTTTTCATAATGTTCACAAGCCGATGGAACATATACTGCTGGTACCGCTGCTGGTGGTTCTTTATACATCAAATCCAAAAATGCATCTGGTCTTGAATTTTGCTCTAACATAACTCCTTGTACCGGTGGACCCACCTTGCTTGCATCCGCTCCTGCTGCAGCGGCAAATGTTGCGGCTAATGTTGCTGCACCTGCTGCAGTATTACGGATTGCCATATTCGCTGCGACTTGCGTTGTGATTCCCGGGTATGGTCCTCCGCCTATTTGCAATACTCTTACAGTATCAAGAGATTCAAGTGAACGCATTCTAACAAGTGTCGTTGCGTTCAATGTGTATGGATTTGTATAATTATTATTTTGAACATGGCAAAAACATCTTGGTATTCCGCCCCCCCACTGTTGGTCATAAATATGTGTGCTGTAAGGGTGACCATTTGGATCATCGTCTAATAATCCATTACCAGAAGGACTCGATTGACCGGTATTGTCATACCGATTTGAAAGCGAAAATCCGCTAAATAATTCTGCTGTTCCAAGCGAACCTTTTGGGCCCCGGGCTGCCCGTGCCATTACAAGTTGTCCGAATACCTTTGTATTTGCCAATGCTCCTCCCGATTCATATTTTAAACCGGCGCCGGCAATTCCACCAAATTGCGCAAAATTAACAATCTCGTTATCGGCAACGACGGTGGCGGCGGTGGCAGCTGGCCCTGTGGGCGTTTGCTGGCCGACGGGGGCAAAACTAGCCCCATTCAGATTAGCACTCGCAGTGCCAATACTTACCATATTATCAAAAAGTAGATTTTGAACAATGTAATTGTTACCCAATTTACATCCTTGTAAATTATTACATAATCTATCGGGACCTGTCCCGAGTACCTGCGTGGGCACAATATTTGCCCACTGTGTGTATGGTTTTAGCCCCTGTTTTCTTTTTCTAATATGGTCAAAAATTTCCTTTATCTCGCTGAACTTGTATCCAGGGTAGTTTGGATTTGTTAATCGTTTGTTAATATCATCTTCAACACACCCGACATTGCCATATGATGCAAGTGGACAATTTACTCTAACATCTGGCAGCGTTGAATTTGGAAGCATTGGGGCACATTCATATTTATAAGGTTCGTCGCCGTTTGCTCCGGGGTTCGCCGCCCCCATAAATACATCGAAAAGTAAACATACTTCGCTAATGTCCATGCCTTGAGCGACCCCCCCTGCTGCTGCTGGAAGATTTACTCTGTATTGATTGGCCGCGCCTATAGCAGGAGCATGAGCAGCTGCTGGACCTTGCATAACTTGAAAAGGAGGAGCCATTGCTGCTGCTGTTGTTGTATTTTGTTCTAATAAAAATCCGAAGCGAGGTAAAAGCATTTGGAAAGTTAAACCAGCATTATAACACATTTTCAAAAACTTAGGTGCATCGCGTCTGAATTTCATTTGGGCATTAACGAATTTGGCAAATGTTGCTGGTCCGGCCTGTCCGGCTGGCTGTTCCATTGTTAATAAATCGGCGGATAAGTCCATATTTTGTAAATTTTGGTACAAACTTTCAGCCATGGCTTTTAATGCAGTATGATGCAAATTTAATAATCTATTTCTGAGTTTATTCCATGGACCGCCCTGCGCATTTGCTGCATCGGCAGCCAAGCCATAAATATTGGCATAACTTGCGACATCGTCTGGAACAGCTGCGGTATAATCTGCTGGTATCATCGCGGCTTGTGCTGCCGCTTGATTCTGTGGTAAATCATTCAATCTCCTACACTGTGCAATTAATACACGTAATAATGCATGGTCTGAGTTATTTTGATTTGCTATTTTTTGATTTTGTGGATTAGCAGCAGGATTTGATGGAATAAGTGGTGGAAACACCCCCGCCGTACCCATCACTAAACCACCTCCCGAACCGGCTTTTCTAAATGTGGTATTCAGTGGTGCAATTGCAACTGCAATTGGATTATAGGCAGAATAAACGCTAGACATTAATTGACATTTTGTTTCCCGTTGAAGTACATGTGCACCAATGCTGTTTATAAGAGTATTAACCGCACCAACAATAACTGCTTTGTTAATATCATTTTTTGATATTCCCGAAATATCTATATCATTCACACCTTGTCTAAGATAATATATATTGGGCTGGGCAGGGGGTCCATATCGCACAGTAAAAACAGCCAATAACTGCTGATTATATACAGCCGATAGCACCGCTGGTTGCCCGGCATATGCTGTAGGATTCAGACCGGCCCATGCAGTATTATTGGTATTATTATGTATGGATGGCGCAGGGTTTCCAAAACCATAAGTCAACGCCGTTCCGTCTGATTTTAAAATATTGTTTCCCGCGCCATGTAATCCGAAAATATTAGACCATTGTTCGCATATTGCTCTTGCTGGATGGTTGGCGCCCTGGGCTACCTGGACTACCTGATTAGCCAATAAATAATAATTAATAATATTTGCTAATTGATCGCCCATTGCAGCCATATCTTTTGCCCATGTAATGGGGTCACCCCTCCGCAATTGCGTTCCTGGTTGAGTTGCAGAAACCAATGCTAATTTATGTGCGGCTTGGCCAGTAGCCTTGTGTAGAGAATTTTGCATAATCAATGATTGTTTAATTTTCATTAATTTTGCAACACGTGTTTTTGCAACCTGAACCAAATTTAATGTTTCCTGGATATCTTGTTTATAAACGCCACGCATTGATCTATCTCCTCTATTGGCACCGGTACCAGTACCAGTATCACTATTAGCCGCGGCAGAAACAAGTATAAATGATTCGTAATGATTTGTCCCAAGCGCAGAAAGGGTGGCAATACCCGTTGGAGGAAGCGCTTGCGCCAAGTTAGTATTCAAATTTTGAGTTGTTGGATTATTCGATGCCAGTACATATGTTGTAAATTGCAATGCCCCTGCTTGTGTCTGAAATAAAGAACCTTCGTGCTGCGTGATCGCTTGATCATAACCATCCATACCTGGTACGCCGTGGTGCATAATACTTGCAGCCCCTGCCCCCTTTGCATAAGGTGCAACAAAATCAGATAATTCAATGCCCATTGTAGAATGTCCCTGTACACATAATATCGGATGGGTCGGATTGTTTGCATGTTTTGTTACTTGCACCGCTCCTGCCGCTGTATAATTAACCACCGCTCCTCCAATATCAATTGGGCGTCTGAAATTATTGCCCGCGATTTGAGCACCATTACCATCACTAATTCCCATTGGAATTTGATTCCAACCACATCCTGGATTACCCTGTGCTGGTGCTACGACATTGTACGCCCCTGCATTGAATGGATCACCTTCATTCCCGGCCTGTCCAGGACCCCCTACAAATCCGGCACATTTAACATTGGGGTCATTTCCTGTTATTCCGAAACCGTAATTTTCATGAAGAAGAAAATAAATTTTTCTCCATTCGGCCATTGAAACACGTTCACCTATATTTAACTTACTTGGATTTGTATTAATATCAATGGCCTCTCCTGTCTGATAAGTCGTAAAAATACTACCACCCATGCTGTGTGTTTGTTTCAAAAGTTTTTCCAAATAAGTTTCTACTTTATCACAAGTCGTTACCAAACCAGCAAGTGTATTTTGTCCAGAAACTCCTTGTGTCATTGCTCTTCTCGTAGACGCTTGCGCTATCATAACTGCTCCAAATAATCCATATGAATCGCCAATTTCTTTATCATAATCAGTTGCAGCTAAATCTAAGCCATTAAATTGAAAAAATCTAAATGCATCAATCCATGTTGAGCGCCCGATAAATTTTCTTTTGGATGACGATTCGCCAATGGCAATTGTAATCCCATTTGGCCCACCAATTCCACTACATGCTTCAAAACCACGCTTTGAACTACGATCACCAAAACTCGTTCCAGTCGTCATTGTACCAAACTTTCGGGATTTTTTACTATATGCCCACATTTTCGCATCTTTTGTATCTGGTTTAAATTTAATTGTTAATCGTTTGTTAATAACTTTTAAATTTTTAAATATTTTTGCTGTTTGATATCCTACATTCGCACTAAGCATTGAAATTTTTCTATCAGTATCTTCTAAATAGGCAACAATATCTTTGTATCCCATCGCTGGTGCAACGCCATTTAATACAGACAACACAACAGGGGCAATAAATTTTTTGGTTAACATTTTATGTTTTCTTAATAATTCCTTAATATCACTGGTTGTCTGAGCAATAATAAGGGGATTGATAACATCCGATGCATCCATTGCTGATTCTTGGCCTTGGGCCCGTGTAGTAATGCAACTTACTAAAATTTTTGAAGCATTTGCAAATGCAATTAAATGAGCAGGTGAAATTTGATGTTGCGCATCAAGAACAAGGCCATTTAATAATGCCATCATTGTTGTACAATATGCAATAATATCACGTCGCAGCGTTGCTGCTTTTATCGCAGAGTTGGCAAATAGGACATAATCATTATTTGCTGGTACTTGTGCTGGTACCCCACCTGCGATGAACCAAGTCATTTTTGGCGACGGTTGGATTGCACTTAATACAACACCATCTGTGAAAAGCCCAGCAATATGATTAATTGACATATTTAAATCGAGTTCGCGAATATTAATTAATACAGATCTTGATAAATGAAGAAATGCTGAGAAAACATTCAATGATGCTTTAACGTCCTTGAATCGCAAAGATTTAACTGAACCACTTGCATCTTTTACTTTAATTTGCTCGCTTTCATCCATGGGCCATTCTGTTGTTATTTTAAAATTTCTAACACCAAACCAATATCCGAATAAACATGTATCCGCATCAAATAATGTATCACTATTTTTTTTATTAGACTCACCCGCCACCCTCCTAATAAAACAAAACATAGGTTCCAACATACGGCCATCAACTTTTGAATTAACCAAATTTTTATAATATCTTCCAAGCATTTGTCTAAAAATATATGCTTCATTGTATTTACTTTTATTAGGATCTGTCGAAGTATCATCTCCTCTAACACTATTTCTCATTAATTTTAAAAACTTTCTAATTCCCTGATCTTTGAATGCGCCTTTTCTAATTTCTAACGAAAACATTGGTTGATGATCAGAATTTGGTTCTTTTGATTGTCCGGGCTGATTTTGATCATAGACAAATAGATCATAAGAATTGGCAGTAGCACCTTGACCGAGTACGCCGGGCGGAGTACTTCCCGTATCCGTTGCATATTTAACAGCAGCCACATGATTAATTGCATTCAATCTTTCTTTCGAAAAAACAACATTAAATTTAAATAAATCAGTTCCAGAACCTTGTGGTGCGCCAGGGGTTTTTAATTTCGTACTTACAATTGTAATTCCGTCATATGCTCCATCCAAATAATCAAGATCTGGGCCGTCATCGAATAATTGCTCAATTAATGTTTTTCTGTCTTCACCATGTGCTGATGTAAGTCCTGAAAGCATTGGTTTTTTTGCACTAGAACCATGAATTCTATTATACCAATGCTCTTCGTTTCGCTGCTGGATTGCTGCGGCAGAATCTGTTAATCCCCATTTTGAATGTGATGGATCATCAAGTGATAATATTCCTTTAAATGTGAATAAATCATAATCTCTTTTGCGTGTTTTTCCAATTGTATTAGATGGTAATGTGACACTAAGAAATGCTTCTGGTAAATTTTTATGATCAAATTTTGCCGAAGCTTCTTTTTCGATCTTTTTTGATTTCCCTAAATTAGTATCTGAACTAAATGCTTCTCTTCTTGACATTTTATATAATATAGAAATATAATTTATTTATGCCCTTAACGAATATATTATATAAAATAATACTATATGAAAATAAAAAAAGATTTTATTATTTTATCAATTGTTCTTTTATTAAATGCTGTCGGGATTATATTATATTTCAAATTTATGCAATATAAATATAAAAAAGATTTTGCCAAATATGACATACTCAATGAAAAAATTATAAATATTCCAATAATAAGTAAAAATTGTTGCTCATGGTGACCTATTAGTCATTTTATTTCTTTTACAATTTATTCATACATGTTTCCTCAATATAGCATAGTTTTATTTATATATGGTGTTTTATGGGAAATCATTGAAATAATAATAAATATTTTAGAAACTAAAAAAGGAGATATTATTAAACATCAGCAAACACGCTCTGGTAATAATATAGAATATGTTACTTGGTGGGCAGGTAGTTCAAAAGATATTTTATTTAATCTTTGTGGTATTATATTTGGAAGAATTATAAGAACTTTACTTAAACAACTTTAAACAATATATAATATGACTATTGTTGATCAATACTTTTGTTTTTTTGAAAAGTTTTCAAAAAAATACGGAAAAAAAACTGTTATTCTTATGGAAGTTGGTAGTTTTTTTGAAATTTATGGAGTCGATAACTCAAAAGAAAAATTTGGAAATATTAAAGAAATTACAGATATTTTAAATATTACATTATCAAGAAAAAATAAAACTATAACAGAAAATAATAGAAAAAATAGTCTGATGGCCGGATTTCCATCACCTGCTTTATCAAAATTTTTGCCGATTTTATTAAATAATAAATATACAGTTGTTTTAGTTGAACAAACAACACCTCCACCAAAACCCAAAAGAGAGGTAACAAAAATTTTAAGCCCGGGAACTTACATTAACCGAATTTCTAATAAAGATGAAAATAATATTTCATCTATTTATATTGAAGAATCATTATGTTCCAAAACAGGTAAATTGAATTTGTTATTAGGTTTGAGCACACTTGATGCCTCTACTGGTAAATGTAATGTTTGCGAAATTATTAATTCTCCGGAATATGTTTATGAAAATATGTTTCAATATATAGAATCAAATAATCCAAAAGAATTAATTATTATCAGCGATTTGGAAAAGATTAAATCAATGTTTCCTCACAGAACAATATATAATATTGAACCTGATAACAAAAAACACAAAATAAATTATATTAACATTTTTTTAAATAAAGTTTATAAAAATCTAGGGATGCTCACTGCATTAGAATTTATAGATCTTGAAAGGAGATTATATGCAGCAAAAAGTTTTATTTACTTATTAAATTTCGCATATGAACACAATGAAAAAATTATAGAAAAGATTGAAAAACCAGATATTTGGCTATCAGCAAATCATCTAACACTCTATAATAATACATTATATCAACTAGATATTATCGGAAATGATTCTAATAATTTAGTTTCAATATTAGATAAAACGTCTACTAATATGGGGAAAAGATTATTAAGGAAAAATATTGTCAAACCAATGCTAACTGGTTTTTCAAAATATTATGATATGATTGAGCATTTTACCCCACATATTAAAGATATTGAATTATCTCTAAACAACATAAGTGATATTGAAAGATTGAATAGAAAGATAAATTTACAAACAATTAATCCACATGAATTATATAATTTTTATTTATCTCTTGAATATTGTAATAAATTGGTAAAAACATGCAATAAATTTTATAATTTTAAGAATAAATCTTTTAAAAAGATATTGAAATATTTTAAAAATACATTTAATTTTGAAAGTTTGTCCAAATATACGATAAATCAAATTGCTGAGTCTATTTTTAATACAAATATTTTTCCAGAAGTTGATAGTATCCAAGATGAAATTAATAATGGGTTTAGTTATTTTAAACAAGATATTGATAGGTTATCATTTGAAATTGATGAAGATTATGATTCAGATACAGATACCTATATAAGACTTGATTATACTGAAAGAGATGGCTATTTCTATGTAATCACAAAAAAAAGATATAAATTACTTAACAAATCAAATGAGTATAAACTTAAGCCACAAGGTTCTAATGTTAAATTATTTTCGGATAAAATAATAATACAATCAGATAAATTAAAATTATTAAAAGAAAAAATTAAAATTATTAATAAAGATTGCTTTGCTAAAACATTAGAATACATTTACAAAAAATTTAATATTTTTATAAAAGAGTTAATAGAAGATATTTCGATAATTGATTATACTAAATCAAATGCTAAATGTGCAATCGAATACAATTATATAAGACCAATCGTCAATGATAATGCCACGTTAACTATTAAAGGCTTAAGGCATCCTATTATAGAGAGATTGCAAAGCGGTATCGAATACATCAAAAATGATATAGATTTTGATAAAAGTGGTATATTATTGTTTGGATTAAATGGTGTCGGCAAATCATCATTAATGAAAGCGGTTGGTTTGTCGGTTATCATGGCACAGGCAGGGATGTTTGTGCCATGTGATACAATGATATTTAAACCAATTACAAAGATTTTTTCAAGAATTACAGGAAGTGATAATATTTTTAAGGGACAATCATCATTCACGGTTGAAATGGAAGAGTTAAGAGCCATATTAAAATATTCAGATGAAAATAGTTTAGTATTGGGAGATGAAATATGTAGAGGAACAGAAACAGTTTCTGGTTTATCTATTGTAACTGCGTCTGTTTCAGAATTATCTAAGAAAAAAAGCTGCTTTATATTCGCAACGCATTTGCATAAATTAAAAGAACTGGTTAAAGATTCTAATATTAAATTCTGCCACTTGCATGTCGAAATTAATAATAATGAAATGATTTATCGTAGAAAAATCAAAGATGGTATTGGTTCTTCATTATATGGGTTGGAAGTTGCAAAATATTTACTAGATAATAATGATTTTATAAATAATGCGTTTAAAATTCGGAACAAAATAATCAATAAAAATAATGATTTATTATCAACAAGTGTATCAAAATATAATTCAAAATTGTATATAGATAAGTGCCAAATGTGCGGATCAATAAATTCATTGGATACACATCATATAAAATTTCAAGAAATGGCTGATGACAATAAGTATATTGAACATATTCATCAGAACGATTTAAGTAATTTAATAGTATTATGCAAAGAGTGTCATCAAAATTTACATAATGGGAAATTTAATATAGAGGGTTATTTATTTACAAATAATGGTTTAAAAATAAAAAAAAATAAAATAAAAAGTAAAAGAAATAAGAAATACAACGAACGGCAAATAAAAATAATTAATAGTTTCAAAAATGGTAGTATAAAATACGCCATTGAAACATTAAAAACAGTCCATAATATAAGAATTAGTCCAATCACTGTTAAAAAAATATGGAATAATAATTATTGAGATACCATATTTTTTTGGTATTGCAATTAGAACACATAAGTTCTGTTAAAACAATTCTTTGAATTACATAAAAAATAAAAGATTAAACACATAAAATAATAAATATAATTTTAATTATATGATTAAAAAGGAATATAAAGGAGTAAAAACACTCATAAATAAAATCTACCAATCCGTGAAAAGGTGTTACGCAAGTATGCTTGCGTAAGTTAAGCATCAAGTGGTAGACGGCTCGAGAAGTAGTAGGATTGACTTAGAAGTGCATTTACATCACAGATATTTATCTCATTTTACACCTTTGAAACTTTCAGATGGACACTTAAGTCTTTCTATACTCGCTTCCAAAGTTGAGTCTTTTCATGCTTGTGCAAAGTTAATTATATTGCTTGTCAAAAAAGCATAATTGATCTGTGGTATTTTGAGATATGGATTTTTTATCTGTATGATGTAAAAAAAAATATTATAATATAATATAATATAAATGAATCACGTTTTTTCGTCTGTACCCGCTGAACTTATTGTGGGCATTGTTCTTATGGTTATTTTCTTCTCTCTTCTTTTTACATATGGTTTTCACGGCCTATTAAAGTTTGGTAAAGGCGTTAACTACTTGATGGCTATTATGTTAGGTGTTATATCTGTTCTTCTTTTTGTCGGACTCGTTATATCAGCAATCGAATATGTTGCCGATGAGCATATGACACGAGAACAAAAAGATACTGCACGACGCGGTATGTTAATGACGGCTGTTTCTGCTGTTGTTGTTGGACTTCTTGCCCTTGTTAAATATAATTATGGTAAATTATTTGATGCACTCAATAAAACTTTGCCCACCAACAAAAAAAAATTATTTAAGAAGTAAAAAAATAATTATGAATATCTATAAGTTTATATAAAATCATTGGCACTGCACACGAATAGTGGGGATTTTTAACAGATCTGTATGGAATAATATCCATATCTTTTTGTTTCAAATTGTATATTTTTTTGCTGACTAAGTCGGCGTTTTAAATGTTAAAAGGTGTAAAATGTCTACCGATTTTTTCCCATACTATATTGCATTCACTAATATCATTTTGATATGATTTATTTGTTTGAGACAATATTATAATGTCGCGCATTTGCATGTATTGTAATATATTGGTTGTTAATTCTAATGGTATTTTATTCATAAATAATTATAATCAAATATCTTTATACAATTTTATTGCACCGTATATGCGCGTCTTGTAATAACTCTTTAACCAATGGATCATTATGATAATTATCTTTATAAATGATTTTATCAATACCAGATGCTGATAAAACTTTTGCGCAATTTATACAAGGATAATGAGTAATATATGCGGTTGCACTTTTACAAATAACTCCACGTTTAGCACAATCTGTAATAGCATTTTGCTCTGCATGAACTGTGCTCTGTTCGTGGTTATTTCTGATTCTACTTGTATGATTTGCACCAGGTAAAAATCCATTGTAACCTGTCGAAATGATTCTATTGTCTTTAACTAATACACAACCTACATGTAATCTTTCACACGGACTTCTCGAACTTGTTAGTAGTGCTAAACACATAAAATATTCTTTCCAATTTATTCGCTCTGTCCAACATCCTATTGTATTTTCAATATCTGAAACTTTATTCATTATATCTAATAATATTTAATAATCTTTAATACCATTTAACTCCTATTTTATTACCAAAATTTTTTAATATATCATGATTTGGATTGATATTTGATACCGTGGCGCCTGTTCCAGATACATCAATAATCTCATCTCCACCAATCCATATCTTTTTTAACATACAATTAACCAGTGCTTTTTGAACATTTTTGACTCCATATATTGCTTTGTGATCTGCTTTATTGATAAGATCCATGAATTCTTGTAATTCATTTGTTTCTTCATTTTCGATATATTTATAAATCATTTCCTTATCATTTTCCATTGCAATGATTCTAATAACATTATTACATCCTTTAACTATATTTTCATCATTTCCTAATAAAATCCATTCTTTTTTATAATCAATTGGTATAGTGTAAATACATTTTTTTGTAACAAGCAAATGTCTTGGAATTGAACTATAATAAATTCCAGCGGCTTCTAATCTAAATCTATTATCATATAAATAACAATATTTTGCATTTTTTTTATTTAATTTTTTATATTCTAATATGAATTTCTTATCAACTATTCCAGCAAAAATAACTATATTAGTTTTTTTATAATCTGATATAAAATTTAATATTTCAAACCACACTTTGTTTGCAAGATTTTTCTTTTTATTATTTTTAATTTTATCAATACTTGGTTTAAGATCAAATATACATTTTTTAATATCAACTAATTTTGATTTTTTAGGAATAATAATTGTTACCAATGATTTTGATTCCGACCTATAATTTGCTAATTGTTCTAACATATAATATTTATAATTGTTTTATATATAAGTATTATTTGATATAAGATGGATAATCCATTACTGTGAAACACTAATAGATTCTGAAATAGATTCTATGGTTTTCTGGACTAAATTGTCATCAGCACTACTAATATTGAGTGTTCTCTCCAACTCACTAACCCTTTTTAATGCTGCATTTAATTTAATTGCAAGCATATTTACTCGGGTGTGTAAGGTTGTTGTATGTCCAACAACATTACTCAGTGCATGCTTTACTTCATTAATTCTAATCTCGGACATATTATATTTTTATTCTATAAAATATTCGCCCAAATTAAACGAGATAATTAAATTAAATTAAAAAATGATTTAAAAAATATTTAATTTATATTAAATATAATATAACATGATTATACCAATTCGCTGTTTTTCCTGTGGAAAATTAATTAGTAACATTTGGAATGAATACATCCAAGAAGTCCAATTAGAATATTTAAAAGTTGGTACAGATGATACCAAGACTATTGTTAAAAATCTTGAACACAAATCAATCGAATGCAAACTATTAGATAAATATGAAATTAAAAGATATTGTTGTAGAAGAATGATTCTTTCACATGTTGACCTTTGTGAAAAAATTTAATCAGATTCAGAACTACTATCATATTCATTATCTGAATTATCATATAATGCAGATGAATTATCTTTTATAAAATAATATAAATCACACCCCAATTTACTTTTATTTATAAATCTAATATTTGTATATGCCTCCATATTTATATCATATTGATCTAATAAATTAAATATAATATTATTAATTTTCATATCATACTTATCATCAAATTGTTGACTGAGTAATTCTGAATTAATTTTTTCTTCTTCTTTTTTTTCTGAAACAATATTTTTCCGATTCATTATATATAATACAATGGTCTCCCTTTATGTGAATTATCATAAACAATTTTAGCAAATTTATTAAATATAATATTATGATTATTAATGTCAAAAATTTTACCAGATAATTGATAGTGATTTAGCTCTTTAAATATATAATCTAACATTAATTCTACTTCGTCCCCATAATACAATAGCCATGCGTTAAAACTTAGTTCTTTTCGAGATTTTGATGCTTTAAACATATAATAACATTATAAATAATAATATTTAAGCGTTTTTATTTTGACTTCTATTTTTAACACGTTTTAATGTCGTTGCCTCTTTCGATTCCCTGTTTGCATAAATATAATCTGTTACTTCTCGTGCTTTAGTTGCATCCCCATTATAATACATTGTTAAACAAGATTCAATATATTTTTTTGACATACCACATGTTCTTTTTGATACATAATACTTGATTTTACCATCGCTCAGATTAATATCTTTATCTTGAATTTCATTTTGTTCCATATATTCTTGAATTTCCAAACCAACCTCATTTTTTTTCTTTCTTATTTGTTTAACGAGTTTACTTGTTTGTTTTAATTGATCATCAAGTGTCACCCATTGTTTAATATCATTAATAAATGTTTGTGAAATATTATTACTCATTTGCAATTCTGTATTTATATAGATATTATTTATTTAAATACAATATATATAGACGATGTTTTGTTTTAAATACCACAAGGATTTACAAAAAATATATGAATATATTAAAAATAATAAAAAATGTATTAATGATAAAATAAAGTTATTAAATTTAAAACCAATGAAAATATTAATTACAAATTTTATAACAAAATTTAATTTTCCACAATTACAGGCACAAGTATATAAAATTTATAATTTTATGAGATTTAATAAAAATATCAACAGCGAACTAATAGAATATATGTTTGTTTTTGTAACAATTATAAATGTCGATGATATGGTTGACTTTATCTACACTGTTATCAATGATAAACATTTTTATAAAAATCTAAAAGACATATTTAAAAATTTATCAGATATATCAAAATGCATTGCCATGTCAGGCACAACAATGAGTAAAAACAACATCGAAACCATTATTAAATTTTATAATTATGATATCAATAAAGTAAAAAAAATATTTAAATTATCAACATATAATTTATTGGTTGCTTTGTGTATGATTTATAAAGAACCACCAACAAATGTTTTTAAAATTAAATTGGGGGCAAAAAATCCGAAATATATAAAAGGAAGACACACTATCAAAAAAGAATTTAATAACAAATTTCCAAAAGCAAATTTAAAGAAATTAAATAATGATGATAAAATTGGCGTAATGTATTTTGCACTTAATCATGTAAATTAAAAAATTATAATTTATCTATCTTTTTGATGATAATCTATTCATGGCTGCTTGTAAGCACAATTCTCTCTGTGTCAATGGTTTATGCTCTTCCATACTATCTGCATATGGCCGTGTCTTGTTATCATCGTCATTATCATTGTCTATCGGGGAAATATCTGTAAAAGATAAAACAGGAATTGTTTCTCTTATACATTCTGTCTTTGCTTTATCTGGTTTTCTGACTTTATTATTTTCATCTTGAATAACACAATTAGTTAAAATATTTGTGATAATTTCACTTGCATTTTGTCCTCTGTGCAAAGATTCTTGAATAATTCTCAAACAATAGTCTCTATTGGACGCGATAACATTATCTAAATAATCAGGAGCAACGCCCATGATATCTGCAAATATGATAACTTGTCTGTCCGAACAGGTTAAAATTTTTTTATTTTGATTCTCGTTCATTTTTATTCAATGCTAGTATATAAAATAAATTATAATTCATTTTTTTATGCCGATACTTTGTTCAATACTTTGTGATGCATTTGATAAACGCTTCGTGTATCAATCAATGTAACCATACCCATTATTATTAAAAATGATCCAAAAATATATTTTAAAATATGCACATCTGTTTTAACTGCAAATGTAGAACCAATATAAGAACCGATAAATATCATTAATGCCAACATAATACTATAATGTACTTTAACATATCCTCTTTTATAATATTGATATACAGCAGCAATACTTAGAGGAGGAAGCAGTGCCATTAAGCAAGTGCCGATTGCTGTTTTATAATTATTAATAACACCGGAATGATACAATAAAGGTATTAAGATAGAATACCCCCCTCCACCAACAATCGAAGTTAATATTCCAGTAATAATACCGATTATAACTATTATAAAATAGCTATTCATTGCAAACATATATAAATTAAAGATATAATTTTTTTTGTATATATGAAGCAGCGCTTGATTTATTTTCTTATTTTTTTTATGTTATTATAAAATATAAATGAAGAAAAAATTGAAGATTATATGTGTTGGTGATTGTCGTGTTGGTAAAACCAGATTCATATCAACAATATGTAACGGTGTTGTTGATTATTACTACAATCCAACTATTGGTATAGAATTTAAATCTGGAAGTTTGATTATTTGTCATGAATATAAAATAGATTACTGGGATTTATCTGGAGATAAAAGATTTGAATGTATTATTAGAAATTATTTTAAAAATGCTGATATAATTGTTTTGTTTTTTAATTATGATAATATAAATTCAATCAAAAATATAAGCCATTGGATAGCCCTTGTTAGAGAATATAATCCAACTATCAAAATTAATTTAATTGGGATTAATTATAAAAATGAATTACCAAATGATGTAAGTAGCGAACTTTTTAAATATACAAACTTTACAATATATAATTTGAAAAAATTTGGTGTATTTGATTGTGAAAATTTGATAAAAAGTATGATAAATGATTTAGAAAATGATAATTATAATTTTGAACAATATATAGAACGAATTTATTTAAATAAACAACGTTATAAAAATGATTGTTGTTGCAAAATTTGTTAAATTTATTAAATTTTAATGTCTCTCATATATAATTTTACCATATTAAAATTATCCTTGTGTTTATCCACATATATTACACCAGGTTCTATTGAATCAGCGTGCGGATAAAATAAAATTTCGATCATTCTGATCGATAGAGAAACCTTCTGATTGCGTATATTTTTGACTTCCATTAAATTTTTTTCAAAATAATATTTGTCTTTGTCCAATAAATGTGCAATTGGTATAAATGTAATATCATCCATTTCTAAAAAATGCCCATCATACTTAAGTTTTTTTAGTAATTTTATATTTTTTCTAAAATCCGCCAAAAAATTTTTGTCAATTCTTACAAAATAAATTCTGTAATAATTTAGATCGATGTGTGATTTAGAATCAATATAATAGTGTAATTCTAATTCATCAATATCAATTGTCATTGCAGTTTCTTCGAATAATTCTCTTTTTGCACATTGTTTAGGCGATTCATTTGGATCAATTGCTCCGCCAAAATCTTCCCATATATCATATCCAGCTTTATCTGATTTTGATACCTCTCTTCCAACAACAATGCATAATTTACCATCTATTTCTAATATTGGCAAAACCCCCGAGCCTGTTATTTTACTCATTATATAATGATCGAATAAAATAAAGTAGACATTTAATCAATTGATATAAATAGTTCTTTGTAAAAAATAATTTATGCTTCTATATCATCAACAAATCCAACACCGTTATGAATATAAAATAATTTTTGTTTTTTTTTAATATGTTTAACTGTCTTTCGTTTTATTTCACAAAATTTAAACACACTACAATTTTTTTTATCATTTTTACATTTGCCTGGTTTGCCATTTACAATAGTTTCGCATTCAGAACATTTCCAAATACCTTCATATATTTTATGTACATACATATGTGTTATTGTTATTGTTATTTAGTATAAATGATACACTTTAAGTAATATTTAATTATATTTAACAATATTATATGAAAGGTGGAAAAAATTTTAACAAAATTATAGCCAATTGTGTTAAGGATATCGAAATAATTAATGATAAAAATAGACAATATGTTTATGATTCTGAAAAAGAATATTTGGATTCTCTAAAAAATAAGGTGAAAGATTTTTCTTTAACTGTTGTAGAAAAAAAAAGTATTGATTGTATTATGTATAATCAAAGAAATAATGATGGAATGTTTTCGGCGGCAATTGCATATCATTTTATTAAAACAGAAGGAAAGCAAACGCCTTTGCTAATTAGAAATGGCGAAGGCCTTGTCCAATTAAATAGAGTTATAAAAGATTTAAATGATAAAACAGTATTAATATTGGATTTAGAATATGATTATGAAACATATAAGCGTTTATCTAAAATATGTAAACGGGTTTTTACAATCGATGATCATAAGAAGGCTGATACAGGCATATTGAAAAACGTAAAGGTATTTAGCGGAGAAGATACTCATGGAACGTGTGCATTTGTATGGAATGTATTTTACCCAAAAGAAAATATTCCAAAAATTATTCAAATAATTGATGTTAATGATTCAAAAAAAAGTGCTAAATTTGTTTCATATTCAAATCTTGTTTCAACGGCAATGGGTTTTAGATATATGCAAAATCCAAGATTAACAAGAGCAAAATGGTCAAGTGGAGTACCCCTTGATAATGTATGGGATATTATTGAAAATGATAACAATCAGTTATGGATTATAATGGGTGCATATATGGACGAAGTTCAAGAAAACATTAAAGAACAGATTGCAAGAAATGCAGTTATAAAAGATTTTCAAGGCTATCGTGTTGGTGTATTAAATTTCTCTGATCCTGTTATAACAAAAAGGGTTGGTCGTCAAATATGTAGTAACCTTGGTGATAAAATTGATTTTGCTTTATTATGGGCATTTGAACATAATAAAAATGTTTATAGAATTCAAATTATTGATGACCACAGACAAACAAGGGTTAATCTCGGGGATGTTGCAAGAAAAATGGGTAAAGCAGGTAAAACAAAATGGGGAGGTGGTGGGCACACTCATGTTGGTAACTTTTATTGGGGCGGAGATATATGGGATATATTTAAGAAAAAATATTTATAATAAGATTTTATATTTTATCAATAATAAGGATCATCGCGATAAAATCCTCCGATTTTATTTCTATTTTCTTTCCAATGTCTTTCATATTTATTTGTTGGATGGCTTATCCACTTGTGGTACTCGTATGTTTTATATTCTGTAAATCCTTCATCACATTTTGAACAATAATGAGTATATTTTTTTGCTGGCGTAGAAATAATTCTTACGTCAACGGGGGATGTTTTAAGTAAAAGCGTTTTAATTTCATCCGGTGTAAGTGTACATGCTTTCCCCATTGCAATTGCTTTTTTACATTTATTTAATAATGCGTTATTCATTTTAGCCATAGTGTAATATCCATTAGCAATATTATAATCAATTTTTATGCCCAAAATAATATCAGATAGTGCAATTATTCATACATTGATGAGTTATAAAATAATATATTTTATATTTATAGTAAGTAAGATGGACGTTTCTACTCCAAATTTGCTCCATTCATACTTTAAATTTATTTTTAATGTATTTTATTCTATCACTATTCATATTTGGAACAATAAAAAAATGTATTTATTGGTTTTTGCTGGTATAACAGTTTCATATATATTAACAAATGCCGGATTAGAGATGTCAAAAGAAGAAGATATTGCTGACACAGAAAAAAATTTATTACATGAACAAGAAATCGAAGACGGCGAACCATCAAAACAACGCAAAACAAATCCAAAATTAAAAGGGTTAAAGAATCCAGGTGGAATATTCTCAGCAATGGCATCGAAAAACTTTAATACTATGATTAAGCCACATGTCGAAGCATTAAATGGATTACAAAATGTGACAGGAGAATTAACAAAGCAAATGCAACAATCCCGCAAAATGGTGTATTATCTTAGAAATTCTGCCAAAAAAGCATATTTGGATGCGCAAAATAAAATATTAAATATTTATACAAGATTAGTGTGGCTTTTTAAAAAAATTATTAAAATTTTTTCTGACATGTTTAGATTTATGGAACAAATATTTATGGCTCTATTAGATACCCTATTTATATTAGGTTCGACATGGAATGGTATTATTGGGGCTACCGTTCGTTTTTTTTGTTTTGATGAATTTACTAAATTAGATAATGGGGTATTTATAAAAGATATTAAAATTGGGGACAAAATTGGCGACAATTGCTTTGTTAAATCAGTTATGAAATTTTCAAGTGAATATAATGAAATGTTTGAATATAATGGAATTATTGTAAGCGGTTCACATGAGGTATTTGAAAATGGTAAATGGATTAGGATATCTCAAAGTAAAATAGCGAATATAATTATATACAATAAACCATTTATTTATTGTTTGGAAACAACAACGGGAGAAATACCAATAAAAGGTATTAGATTTAAGGATTTTTACGAAACGGTTGATAAACAATTATTAAATAATTATTACACACTTTTCAGAGATTATTTAAATACACAAAATATTAATATCAAAAATATTCAAACACATAAAGCATCCTACTATAATACCGGGTTCACAAGTGATACTATAATAAAATGTTGGGGTAAAAATACAAATGTTGACGAAATTAAAATAGGCGACACTATATTTGGTTCGAGGGTCATAGGTTTGGTAAAAACAACATCAGATAACATTGATTTATATAAATATAAAAATATTCAATGTTCGGGCAATAATGTGATATATAATAATGGATCTTATAAATTGATTAAGCAAATTGGGATAAAAACAAAGAATAATACAGATTATTTATACCATATTATGACAGATGATAATCGTTTAATTTTAGGCAATAATGAATTCAGAGATTTTAATGTTATTTTAGATAAAAAAATAATAGATCTAACTGACCACTATATGAGTATTCATTCCAATCTAAAATAATATGGAAATAATTTTACGACTTTGAAATTTTCTAATAAATAGCCAAAGAATATTGGTATCCAAATGATGCAATATTTGTGTGTTAATATTTAACATATAATATCCAGATAAAAATTTTTTATATAAATTATAATTTATATGGAAAAAATAAAAACATGAGTAATGACCCAAAAAACATATAAAATATAAAAAAATTGATTAAATTGATGGTTTAAAAAGATAAATAATAAATATAATATTATGGTTAAAAAAATAAATAAAACACTTGATGAAAAATATCAAAAGAAAACACAGTTAGAACATATTAAAGAACTCCCAGATACTTATATTGGTTCTGTTGAAAAAACAGAAGTAAATTTATGGGTTCATGATGGTTCTAATATGTTAAAAAAAAATATTAATATTACGCCTGGTTTTTACAAAATCTTCGATGAAGTATTGGTAAATGCTATTGACCATTATGTTAGATCATTATCTAATAAAGGCAAGTTAAAAGTATCGATTATTAAAGTTGAAATTGATGAAAAGAGCGGAGTAATTTCTGTATATAATAATGGAGAAGGTATTGATGTTGCTATTCATCCCAAAGAGAATATTTATATTCCAACAATGATATTTGGAGAACTGCTTACATCAACGAATTATGATAAGAGTGAAAAAAAAATTACGGGAGGTAAAAATGGTTTTGGTGCTAAATTAACGAATATTTTTTCAAAAAAATTTATTATTGAAACTGTTGATTCATCACGTAAACTTAAATTTATACAGACATTTACAAATAATATGAATGAAAAAACAGACCCCAAAATAACAAAGTTTAGTGGTGTACCTTATACCAAGATTACATTTTTACCCGATTATCCTAAGTTTGGAATGAAGAAGTTAAATAAAGATATTGTATCTTTATTAAGAAAAAGAGTGTATGATACTTCTGCTATTACGGATAGCAAAGTATTAGTACATTTTAACGGTAAAAAAATAGATTGTAAAACATTTGATAAATATGTAGATTTGTATATTGGTGGTAAAAAAGATACACCAAGAATTTATGAAGATATCAATGATAGATGGGAAATTGTTGCATGTGTTAGTCCGGATGATAAGTTTGAACAAGTTTCATTTGTAAATGGGGTTTATACTTACAAGGGTGGTAAACATGTTGAATATGTTTCAAGACATATTTGCAAAAAACTACAAACATACGCCGCCACAAAGGGATATAAAAGAAAGAAAATGAAATTAAAACAATCTGTTATTCATGATAATTTAATGTTATTTATTAGGTCAACTATTGAAAATCCGTCTTTTGATAGTCAAACGAAGGAATATTTGACTACCCCAAGTAACAAATTCGGTTCATCTATTAATATATCTGATAAATTTATTGAAAAACTTGCAAAAATGGGTATTTTAGAAAAAGCAATGAAATTATCCGAATATAAAATGGATAATCAACTCATTAAAACAAGTGGTAAAAAACAGAATACAATTAGGGGCATTCCTAAATTAGAAGATGCAAATTGGGCAGGTAGTAAAAAAGCACACGAATGTACTTTGATCCTTACAGAAGGAGATTCAGCAAAATCAACTGCTGTTGCGGGTTTATCTGTTATAGGTAGAGATAAATATGGTGTATTTCCTCTTAGGGGTAAGTTACTAAATGTTAGAGATGCATCAATGGATAAAGTCAAAAACAATGCGGAAATTTCAAATTTAGTAAAAATTATGGGGCTCCACTATGGAAAAAAATATACAGATATAAAATCATTACGATATGGGTCAATCTTGATTTTAACAGATCAAGATGTAGACGGTTCTCATATAAAGGGTCTTGTTATGAACTGGATTGAGCATTTTTGGACAAGTTTATTTAAAATAGATGGATTTGTAACCTCGTTGCAAACACCGATTGTAAAAGCGACAAAAGGTAAAAAGGTAAAATCTTTTTATACTTTAACTGCATATGATAGTTGGAAAAAAAAAATAAATACATTTAAAGGATATTCTATTAAGTATTACAAAGGATTGGGTACAAGTACTTCGAAAGAGGCAAAAGAATATTTTAAAGATTTAAATAAGAACAAGGTGATTTATATATATGATGAACCCGAATGTTTTACAAAAGTTTTTTGTAAAGATAAATCAGATGAGCGTAAAACATGGTTGATGAATTATGATAGAGAAAATATATTGGATGTTAAAAAAACAAAAATTCCATGTACAGATTTCTTTAATAAAGATATGATTCATTTTTCAAATTATGATTGTGAGCGTTCTATTCCATCTATTGTAGATGGATTGAAATTATCCCAAAGAAAAGTCTTATATGGAGCATTTAAGAGAAATTTAGTTAAGGAAATCAAAGTTGCACAATTGTCTGGTTACGTAAGTGAAATATCTTGCTACCATCACGGCGAACAGAGTTTGAATGAAACTATTATTTCAATGGCACAAAATTTTGTCGGTTCAAATAATATTAATTTATTAGAACCAATTGGACAATTTGGAACAAGATTGCAAGGGGGCAAAGATTCGGCATCACCGAGATATATCTTCACAAAATTATCAAAGGTAACAAAAATATTGTTTAATCCAGTCGATAATTATTTATTGGATTACAAAAATGATGATGGTTCTCCCGTTGAGCCTTACCATTATGTTCCTATTATTCCAATGATATTGGTAAATGGTGCAACTGGTATTGGAACGGGTTTTAGTACCAATGTTCCTTCGTTTAATCCAAAAGACTTAATTAGTAATTTATTGCTATTAATGGACGAAAAAAATATGAAAAAGATTAAGCCATGGTACAGGCACTTTAAAGGAAAGATTTATTGTAAAAATGGAAAATTTTATACTAGGGGAATTTGTAAAATTTCAGGTAAAGATGTAGCCATTACCGAACTTCCAATAGGGATGTGGACAGATAAATATAAAGAATTTGTAGAAGATTTAATTATAGATAGTTCTAAAAATATTCCTGTTAAGAAAAAGAAAAAACAGTTTATATCTGGATACAAAACAAATTGTACTGAAAACGATGTGCATTTTACATTAGAATTTGGGAAGAATTGTAAAGACATAGATAAGGCATTAAATTTAGTAGATTCAAAAAATACATCCATGAGTAATATTCATTTGTATAACGAGCAGGGTACTATTAAAAAGTACAATAGTGTCAATGAAATTATTCAAGAATTTTATGAAATTCGTTTAAAATATTATGGAAAGCGAAGAGATTATCTCATTAGTAAATTGAAAAAGGAGATAGATATTATAGAATCAAAAATTAAATTTATCTCTGGGTTTGTCTCAGGTGAATTAAAAATTCTTAATATTGATGTCGAAGATATCATTAAACAATTAGATAAAATTGATCTGCTAAAAGTTGGTGGTTCATATGATTACCTTATTGATATGAGAATCAGAACTTTAACAAAGAAAAAAATTTTAGAATTAAAAAATCAGCACGACAAAATCTTAGTTGATTTAAATTTGATTATATCAAAAACAGATAAAGATATGTGGAAAGAAGATCTAAACGAACTTATAGATTTAATATAAATGTATATTATAATGGGAAATTTATGCAATAGCATTGACGATGAATCAGATGGGGATCATTGTATAAAAACGGAAAATAAACCGGTTGCCGAACCAGTTACCGAACCAGTTACCGAACCAGTTACCGAAACAAAATATGTATTTGATAATACAAAATTATATGATGTTGATTTGGACGAACAAAATACTTAGAAAATATATTATAATTGAATATATGAGTGATAAAATTAATGCAATGTCGTTGCAAAAATCTTTATTACAAGATAATTTATTTAACGATATATCTCATAGAGATGCATTATTTAATTCATTAAATTCAAATTGCAATAAAAATGTTGTAACTCCAACTGATTTAAAAAATGTTGATGATAAAATCATATTGAATACCGATTTACAGCAAAGACAAAACGAAATTAATTTTAAAACAAATAAAACATTATTAATCAACCAGCCATACAATACTATATCAAAAGATATAACAGTTAATCCTTTTTATAAAAATAATATTAAAAAGTTTGTTAATATTGATTCAAGATTTCGCGAAAATTATTCATCAACGAGTTCAACAAATTTCACAATGCAATTAAATTTTTCTTTAAAAAATGTTATATCAATGGAATTAGTTGATATTGAGATTCCAAACACATGGTTTTCAATATCTGAAAGTTTGGGTAATAATTTTTTTTATATAAATGATATTAAAATAATAGTACAAGATGGAAATTATGACGGTGATTTATTAATGGATGAAATTATAAATACAACTGAATTTAGTGGTTATAGTATAATAATGAATAAGGTTTCTGGCAAGTGTGAATTAACAGTTGGTGAAAATGATAAAATTATTTTTTCAAAGTGCGAAGAAAATGATATTTCTATTCAAAAAACATTGGGATGGATATTGGGATTTAGAAAAATATCATATACTGGTAAATCTAAATATATTTCAGATGGTGTTATAGATACACTCGGTAACAGATATATATATGTTATTATTGATGATTTTAATAACAATGTTAATGATTTTATAGTTGGGAATTTAAAAACATCTTATTTAAATAAAAATATATTAGCAAGATTGTCGTTTAGGGAAGATAAATTTCAAATTATTTATGATAGTAGCAGAGATCATGATTTACAAACCCGTGAATATTTTGGACCGGTTAATGTAGACAGATTACACGTACAGCTTATTGATGAATATGGTAAAAATATAGATTTAAATAATATGGATTTTTCTTTTGCATTGCAATTCAGAATAATGTATTAACATTATTAACATTATTAACATTATTAACATTATTAACATTATTAACATTATTAACATTATTAACATTATTAACATTATTAACATTATTAACATTATTAACATTATTAGCATCATTAGCATTATTAGCATTATTACATATCATTAGATTTATTAGAATTATTAGCATTATTACATTTCATTAGATTTATTAGCATATATATTATATAAGCGGTTTATTGAGTGGCATATGTATTATAGTTGTATCCGTGAACTGATACGCTTGAATTTCCCGAAGTAGGACTTCCCCAATTTGTTGGTTCAAAAACAAGGACCCATTTTCCATACAAAGAACTCCAGTCAGTTGAATTATTTTGGCTAGCATTTTTGGTCAATGAAACAACAACTGTTGAAGAAGTACCATTATCTGTAATGGTTACACTGTTAACTGTGCCATCCAAATTTAATCCAACACCTGTTTTTTCAGATGTTAATCTGACCTTTGGAGTGGTGTGATTTGCTAATTTATTGTACAGCGACGTATCTGTTACATTAGACATAGTCAGAGTTACTGATGTGGCGCCGTTCCATCCGCTTGGCGAAGAGCTCATATCCGTGCCGGCCACGTTTGCGATAAAATCATTATTAGCAAAATTCCCGTCTGTGATTTTAAGAGTCATTTTCATTGTGAGAGCTCTTGTGGTAGCAGATGCGCCGCCGGTGGCAACGGTATAGGGTTTGGTTACGGATGGTGATGTGCTGTCTACGCCCGCTGCCAGGATAACG